CCTTCTGAGAAAAGTGCCGACTTCCCGTGATCGGTTTTCGGCTTGTTGAGAGCTTGTTCTTTGGCCCGACCTCCGGTGCCAAACTTCTTACCTTTGTCCGCCGCAGCGAACTCTTTACCCACGGACTGTGGGACGCCTGCCTTCTTCGCAAAAGCCGGGCTATGCGCCACGGCTTCCATGAAGTTGTGTTGCTTTTTACTTGTCGACGGCATCTGATTTCTTCCGCCCGATAGCCTCGGAGAAAGACTTGCCCGTGTACATCTCGACGATACGCATAATACCGACGACAGCACCGATCAAACCGAAGACGGGAGCCAACAGGTTCAAAAATGCCCCAACCGTGCTGAACACTGCTACCAGGTCCAGCACGTTTTTGAGGTTGTCATGATGTTCGCTCATATCAGCATTTCCAAGCCCGAAGGCTTTTGTTGATCCTGGAGTCCGGGTCCTTGGCTGTCTTGGCGGAGGTGAGTTTTTTCTTCATCCCCTCCATACGGGCGCAGAAAGAGTCGCGGCGTTTGCCGCCTTCCGGCTGGGGAGGTTTCAAGTTCATGCCCTGCTTTTTGGCAGAGGCGCGACCCTTGGCGTTCAGGCCGCCCTTCTCCGACTTGCCTTCCTTGCGTTGCCATGCTGGGGACTTAGCCATAGAACACCGTAACCGACGAGGCACCGGTGATCACAACATAAATGCTGTTGTAAAAACGGATGCCTTCGCCTGGGAGGATCAGGTATACAGGGTTGCCCGTAGTCGACACAGGGGCGTCAATTTTCATCAACGACGTGCCGCCTTGACCATCGGTGAATTCGACGGTTGCAGCAGCTCCACCCGTGTTGACGTACAGGCCCTTGAGACGAGCTGGCTGACCAAAGGCCGAACCGGTGCTCGTCACATAGGCTGATTTGACGTCATATTGCATCGCCATGAGCGGCTCCTATTAGACGTTCTGCTGGCCGAACAGGGGATCAGCAACGTAATAAATCAGCGTGCCGGTCATGGTACCTGTGCCTGCGGTGCCGCCAGCACGTGCCGTGATGTACACCAGCTCAGTTGCCGACATGGGAAGGCCCAATGAAGCTCCAGCGGTAGCAGCGTTCAGGTTAATCACGCCACGCGCGTCGGTAGCGTTGTCGGCCAGACCTGCGGGGGTAGACGTTCCAGAACTGTAGGTGGTGAAGCCAATGTCGGTTTCGCCAGATGCGCCGTCCACGGTGTACAGAATTTCTGTCACAACTGCGCCAGCGGGGAGAATTACCGGGGTAGTGTCAACAGAAGAAATCTGGACGTTTGTTGCGCTAGCAACAGCAACACTCGGAACGTAGAACTGGGCGGCCATAACGCCGGAGCCACAGTAAGCGGTACGCGATTGATCACCGCCGCCCGAACGCCAAATACTTTGGGTGGTAGAAATTGCCATTTCAATTGTCCTTACGTACAAGATCAGCGCATCAATCGGTACGTCGTCTGCCGGGTCAGTTTGATGCGCCGGGAGTCCCGGGCTTGGGTGCAATATATCACCCCTTGTGGGTGAACGCAAGCGCCATATCGTCACCCGGTAATGCGTTTGATTTTTTAAGATTTTCCTCCTGGGTGGTGATACGCAAGTTCCAAGGCACATGCAGTCCACAAACCGTTTCTGACCGCAGCGGGTAGATGTGGTCCACGACGTACCGAACACCAGTAGTTTGCGAAGACAGTATGGCCGCCTGGTACAGCGCACGAATCTCACTCTTTTGCTTGCGCGAAAGCCACGGCGGTGTAGCTGCGCGGTGTTTGCGGCGGCGCACTTTATTGTCCGCCAACACCTGAAGCGGATTAGCTTCCTTCCACGCTTTTCGGTACGCGTTCTTTAGTTCGTTGGGGGTCGCCCTGGCCTTGGCGATAACCGCAGCTTTGTTAGTCTCGTAGTAGCGCTGCTTGGCGGCTTGACCTGCTTCGGATTTGTTATATGCCTGAAAGTAGTCAGCGCGGGTTTCGTTACTTTTAACCCACTCCGCCCGTAAACACTCAACGCAAGCACCCTTGGTTTTGCGTGGGGCTATATGGCCGTGCTTGCACGGCTTGCCGGTGAAGTAGTGCGTTGCGCCTATTGCCTTTGCTTCCGCCCGAGTGCTGGGCAATTTTGTGTGGTCCATTATGTTCTCCTGTGGTTCGACACAGGTAATGTAACACAAAACGAACAGACAAACAAAAAGGGCCCCGTAGGGCCCTTTTTTAGATACCGAAGTATCAAGCTCCAGCGGAGCCCCAGATGCCCAGGGGATCGCTCCAGCCAAAGCTGTAACGCTCACGTGCTTTGTAACGCACGTTCCCCGTGTCGAAATCACCGTCCATCGAGTTAGCCAGGGGCATACGCTCGAAGTGCTTCATGCCGTTAGGCACGTCGGTCAACAGGAACCAGGCGTTGTTGTCGGTCAAGAAGTGGTTAACGGTGTAACCTTCCGGCACAGCACCCATCTGCTTCAGGGCGTTGATGTCGTTGTCGTTCGTACCAACACGCAGCTCAGTGTCAAGCAGACGCTTGGCAACGAACATCAGTGCCGGGGGAACAACCATCTTGCGCGGCTTGGCAGCGATCAGCAGACCACGTTCATCGGTCCACGCAGCGATCTGGATCACGGCGTTTTCCAAGGAGGTCTCGTTCAGGTCAACGGCCACGGTCGGGCTGTTGTAGTTCACACCACCGTTAACCAGGGGGTGACCCACGCGGCTTCCGCCAGAGTTGACACCGAACAGCGACACGCCGTCACCACCAGGATAAGCACCGCTGAAACCGTTGTTGATAACGGAGGCGGCTTTCACCTGCTTGGTGTAGGACATGGCGCGGGCCAGGGCCTTGGTGTAACGAGCAGACAGGCTGTCGTACAGGTTGTCTTCGATCGCCTCTTCGGTGATCGAGAAGCCCAAGGCGATGGTCTCGTGAGTGTAGCGGGCGGTGAACGCTTCCTGCGCATTGTCATAAGCAATGGCAGAACCTTCGTTCTTCACCGGCGCTGCACTGAAGCCAGCCAGCTTGGTTTCTTCTTCAAAGCTACGCTCCGACTTCTCGGTTTCGTAGATCTCTTTGTGCTCTTCGCCGTAACGGGCGTACTCCATGCCGAACAGGGCGTTCAGGCCGGGGAGCAGTTCCTTGAGCAGTTGTGCGCGTGAAATTGCCATGGTTTACTCCTTATGCCAGCGCGGTGCCGGTGGTGGACAGCATCTGGTGCCAGGTTCCGTTGAACTTGACAATCACTTCGGTGTAGCCAGAAGCGTTGGCAGTCTCGGGGACCACAGCAATGACGCGGAACAGGTGCGTATCGGTAACGCCAGCAGAGCCACCATACACAGACGATGTAATATCGCCGCTGGTGGTGTTGCCGGTGCCGGTAACGCCCAACATGTTAGAACCAACCACCGTGGCAGCCACGGGAGTAATGGTGCCGCCAGAGTTGGTCACTGCAACCTTGAAGTTAGCGTTGGGGTCCACAACCACGTAAGCCAGGACGTTGGTCACGCCAGAGGCGGGAGCGTACTGGGCTTGCACGGTTTGACCTTGCGCGTTGGTGTACTGAACACCGGTGCACACGCCAACAGCATAAAGGCTCTCTGCGGTAAGGTCGGCGATGGGGGAAATGGTGCCACCTGCGACTTGTTTCACCACCTGGCCGTTGAAAACAGCTTGTCCCGAGGTCACAGGCATCAACATGGTTGCGCCTGCGTAGGGAATGCCGTCAAAACGGTTGATGGGCTTGAAGCCGTAGGGAGCGGTAACGGTGGGGTAAGCCATGTTAAAAACTCCTGTTATTTAGAACCAGAACCAAACCCGTTTCCGCGACTGGACGTGGACTTGCGGTCCGAGAACAGAGGCATGCGCGGGTCATTGTTTCGCATGAAGTGGTTGTCCACTGAGTTCATCTGATCCGACGCTTGCTTGGCATAGTACTCATCGCGGGAGCGGGCTTGTTCAATCGGCATCTTGCAGAGCATGAGACCTCCAATTTCCACGTTTCCGGTCTTTTCGTTACCGAGCAGCATCATCTCAGGATGATCTACTGCCTTCACCGGTTCCCAGCCTTCGCGCATCTTGCGACTTACGTTGGTTGGTTCCGCCTGGCCCAGGATGTGCGTCGCTACCCAGCGATACAAATACCCAGGTTCGGGGGTCGGATCGGGCAAGTTTGTGGGCGGTACGTATACAGCCCGAGCGGTCTTTGAGCGCGACTCTAGGTCACGAGGGGTACGATTTTCAGCCATTATTGATTCTCCAGTTTCAAAACTTCAGCCACATACTTCTTGGGGTCCAGGTTGTACTTCTTGATCAACGCCGCTTGCGACGGTGTCAGCTGTACTTTCTTCGCTCCAGTTGTGCGAGTCGCGGGTGCGACTACTGCGGCAGGTTTCCTTGCCGAAGTCTCAACCGTACGGGACGGCTCGTCTCTTTTACCACCGAAAACCTCGGGGAACGTTGACTTCACGCGAGCATCAATTTGCTCGAAATACTCATCAGAGCGGGGGTCTACCCCGTTGTTGACTAGCTTTTGATGCAGCCCTAGTGCGTAGCTGGTGATTTCCTCGAATCCCTGGGAGCCGAACCACTGGTTTTTTGCCTGCCAGCGCAGGGTCTTTTCGTCGGCTTGCACCCGTTGGGGTTGCGATTGACTAGTTTGTACTACAGCTTCTTCACGCTGTAAAGGGGGTGCCTTGAAATTTTTTGCGCTCTTGACTTCCCATGTCGCCTCAGCCAGGGCTTCCTGGGCTGCCACGATGGCGTCAGAGTCAAACGATTCTTGGGCCGCCTTCAGATCACGCCTGGCTTTCTCCAGCTTGGCTTCCGCCGCCTGGTTGGCCATGGTCATGTACTGCTGAGTGCCGGAGTCCACATACGCCTTAAGGCGCCGGTTCTCCTCCACCATGTGCTGAGCAAGACGCTCAAGCTCCTCTTTCTCACGAGCCAGGGCTTCCTTGGCTCGGCGCTCGTCGTGGCGGGCGTGGGTNNNAGCTCCTTGATACGCTTTTGCGCACCCTGGGTGTATGACTCGATCTCGTCTTCCGTCGGGTCCTCGACGTCACGGTCTAGGGGGCGACGGCCACGATCCTTTTCAGGAGTGTCATCAACAATCTCGATCTCAACGTCGTCTTCTGCAACGGTGATCTCGATGTCATCCGCCGGGGCGGACTTCTTCTCTTCTTCCATCTCGTCTGGAAATTTGTATGCGTCAGGCATCTAACACTCCTTTAAGCGCGGGTGATCCCACGAGGATCTTGCACAACACACTCCACTTGATCGTCGTTGATCACGCGGAATTCTTTGCCAAAGATCTTGAAACGCGTACCGGTATAGGTACGAACAAGAACAAAGTCTCCCTCCTTACACCACGCACCGGTGGGGAACCGATCCTGGTCTTTGTAGGCAGACGCCCCCAGACGCAGAACAAACAGCACCGTAGTGGCCGTCTCTTCTTGACGCATGGTGGTTGCATCTCGAACTAGGTCGAGACTTGTACCGGCGATCTTTTCATCGACCTCGGGCACGATACACAGCAGCTTGTGGCCAGCTGGGATAGGCAAGGCAGAAGCCTTGGAAGCATCATCCGCGTCATCTTCCGGCTGGTCGATGGGTTGGATGTGGGTGGGCAACTGAATACCCGGGGGGAGGAGGATTTCACTCATCTGCTTTTTCGACTTTCTCTGCAAGGTCAATGATGTAACGCTCTGCCATCGCCAGACCCTGGATGACGCCGCAGAGTTTTTGATACTGCTCAAAAGATTGACATGAACCACCCGCCAAGTCGTCCGCGTAGTTGTTCAGGTCGCTGCGTATTTGTTCGCGCAATACGCGTGCGAAGTCTTGGATCATTTATTGGGCTTCTCCTTTGGTTGGTTTTTTATACGTGCGTCCATGACTGCTTTCATGGAGTCCATATTTAAGCGACGTGCGTCGATGTTCTGGCGCTGGATAAGTTGCGCAGCGGTGCGTTGCTTCTCGGCCTGGACCTTTGCCAGCGCGTCGGCAGCGTCTAGCTTCATCTTCTGCTGGGCGATCTGTGCATCCTGCGCCATCTTTGCTTGAGCGATCTGACCGTCCTGGGCCACCTTCTGCGCCTTGGTCTGGGCTTCTTGCTGGCGGATCTGGAGTTCCTGGCGCTGCATCTGGAGTACCGGGTCCTGGGCCTGCTGCTGAGCCTGTTGTGCTTGGGCCTGCGCTTGGTTCTGCTGGAGAACCTGCTGGGCGGCCTGGGCCATCATGCCCGACAACGCCACCTCCACCTCCGGCGGCAACTTCTCGTCTTCCGGGGGCAGGGGCATACCGAGCTGCTGCTCGATCTTCTGGCGGTAGCCAAACCCAACGTGCTCGGAGATGTGCGCTTGCATTGCTGCCTGCATCTGCGGGGCGCGGGGGTTTTGACCGATCAGCTGCATGATCAGCGGGTCCTGCATCGCGGCCATGTGCACCTTGATGTGCGCCTCGTGATCCTGGTACATAAACGCCTTGACCGGCTCGCCTTTGAGGACCGCCATATTCTCAGCCACCGGGTCGCGGGGCTTTTGGTCGTCAGGCAGGGGCAC